TCGGGTACACGTACCAGCAAGACGGCCACAACTTCTACGTGCTCATCTTTCCCACGGCCAACACCACATGGGTGTACGATGCCGCCACACAAGCATGGCACGAACGCGCCGGGTTTACCAATGGCGACTTCACCCGCCACCGCAGCAACTGCCAGATGTCGTTCAACAACAAGATCGTTGTGGGTGACTTTCAAAACGGCAACATCTACGCCTTTGACTTGGACGACTACTCGGACAACGGGCAGATCCAAAAGTGGCTACGCTCGTGGAGAGCACTGCCCACCGGTCAGAACAACTTGAAGCGCACCGCGCAGCACAGCCTCCAGCTTGACTGCGAGTCGGGCACTGGTTTAAGCGGCAGCATGATTGCTGAAACAATTTATCTGCAAACCGAAGAAGGTGATTATTTAGTCACCGAGGGTGGTGACAAACTTATTGCGGAACAACAAACGGCGATCACGCAAGGCAGCGACCCACAGGTCATGCTGCGCTGGTCCGACGATGGTGGGCACACATGGTCCAACGAGCATTGGGTCAGCATCGGCAAGATCGGCGAATACTATCGCCGTGCCATCTGGCGCAGACTGGGCATGACCCTGAAGCTGCGTGATCGCGTCTACGAGGTGTCGGGCACCGACCCTGTAAAGATCGCCATCATGGGCGCTGAACTGATCCTGAGTCCGACCAATGCTTAACCCCATCATCACGCCCCCACGGGTGCCGTTGGTTGACCCCAACACGGGCTTGATTAGCAGGGCGTGGTACTTATTTTTTCTGTCGTTGAACAACGTAGCGAATGATGTCGTAAACGACCCCGTTGTCGGTCCTAGTGCTGAGTCGCTGATTGCCAGCTATGACGCAGTGCTTCAGACGCTGACGCAGGAAGTGCAGACACAACCAAGCCCCAGCGATCTGGTGTCGCAAGTGGCCGAATTGGAAAAGCAGATTCAAGCGTTGGAGGTGCAGCCAGTTGTTGACGTTGCGGCCATCAATGTCGCCATCAATTCGCTGCTGTCCGCACCAGTTACCAAAACCGCCGACTTCACAGTGGCCGCTGGTGAAACATGGCTGATCAACAACAAGTCGGGTTCGTCGTGCACAGTGACGCTGCCAACCCCCTCGACCAGCACTGGCCGAGTGTTGAACTTTCAGAACTACCAAGCCCAGACCCTTGTGTCAGCTTCGAGTAATGTGGTGCCGCTGGCCGGTGGGTCTGCGGGTACTGCGATCCTGCAAGCAGTTGCCGGTGCAAACGCCACCTTGGTTTCTGACGGCACAAGTTGGATAATGACGAAATACGACTCCAACAACTCGTTGGAATTGGAATAAGGAGAAACCCGAATGACAGTCACCGTCAAAAACCTTGTGCCATCGAAAGATGTCGCAAACAGCCAGACAACCCAGTACACCGCAACCGGCGTGACCACGATCATCGACAAGTTCACTGCGACCAATTACAGCGCCAGTGCTGCCACGATCTCGGTCAACTTGGTCACTGTGTCTGGTTCTGCTGGCAACAGCAACCTGATCACCAAGACCAAAACGCTTCAGCCGTCCGAGGTCTACACGTTCCCCGAGTTGGTCGGGCAGGTTTTGAATCCTGGCGACTTCATCAGTACAATCGCTGGAACCGCCACCGCCATCAACATGCGGGTTTCTGGCCGCGAGGTGACCTGATGCAAATGACAGTCACTTACGGTGAGGGGTTCGCTGTTGCAAAACCGCAAACGCTTGCGGAGCGTGTTGCAGCGTTGCAAGACGAAATCTCCAAGCACCCTCAATACGAGCCACCAACGGAACATGTGTTTCATGGTGGCATGTACTGCCGTCAAGTATGGCGTCCCGCTGGATGCCTGATCGTGGGTAAAGTCCACAAAAAAGAACACTTTTACATGATCGTTTCGGGCACTGTCAAAGTGACCACGGACGATGGGGTTCAGACCATTACTGGGCCAATGCTGCTGTGCAGCAGCCCCGGAACCAAACGCGCCGTGTATGCAGAAACAGACGCGCTGTGCATGACTTTTCACAGAGTTGAGTCAAACACGGTTGAAGAAGTAGAATCAGAGTTAGTGGAAGACGATCCAAATTCGATGTTTACCATTGGCAATAAAGTCAAAAACCAGCAGATCGAGGTGAAACCATGAGTTTTGTAACAGCAGCCCTTATTGGCGGCGGTGCCGCAATCCTTGGTGGCGCTATTGCTGGGCAGGGTGCCAAAAAAGCAGCGTCCACGCAAGCAGCAGCAGCAGACCGCGCTGCTGAAATCCAAAAAGAAATGTTTGAGCGCAACATTGAGTTGCAAGCACCATTTCGTGAGGCGGGTGTCAACGCACTGAGCAAACTGGTTCCGTTGACCGAGTACCAAAACTTTGGCATGGCCCAGTTTCAACAAGACCCCGGCTATGCTTTCCGCATGTCTGAAGGTATGAAAGGACTAGAACGGTCCGCTGCTGCCCGTGGCGGCTTGTTGTCAGGCGCTGCCATGAAGGGTATCCAGCGATTTGGTCAAGACTTGGCGTCACAGGAATACCAGAACGCATTTAACCGTTACGGAATTGAACGCGACCGTAGGTTAAACCCGTTGCAATCGTTGGCTGGTGTTGGGCAAACGTCAACTAACCAGTTGGCCTCTGCGGGGCAAAACTATGCGACAGGTGCAGGACAAGCAATCGGTGCTGCTGGTCAAGCTCGCGCATCAGGTTACGTAGGGCAATCCAATGCATTGACTGGCGCTCTTGGCGGTGCAAGCAACATGTACATGCAAGGCCAAATGCTTAACCGAATGTTTCCATCGTCTAGCGGCGGCGGTAGTAGTACCAATTTTATGCCCACAATGGCTCCTTCTTGGGGCGGCGGAGGCGGCGGCGATTGGTCACAAGGCGGAACTTGGGCACCCTAAGGATTAAATATGTCACTCGTGAACCCTAACATTGCACTATCGACGCGGGGTGTTGAACTACAAGACCCGCTGGCCCAGTACGGTCGTGTCATGGCGATCCAGCAGGCGGGGAACCAAAACGCCCTTGCTCAGTACCAACTTGGCGCAGCACAGCGTGGAGAGGCTCGTGACATTGCCCGAACAAACGCGCTTGCTGGCGCCGGGTCCGACGAAACAGCCGTTGCCAATGCGTTGCTGAAATCGGGCGACATTCCTGCGTACTCTGCTTTTGTCAAAGCAATAGAAGATCGCAAAACTCAAAGACTCACGCAGCAAAAAACTCAAGGTGAGATTTCTGCGCAGCCGCTGGCGATGCAAAAAGCAGAAAACGAATTGTTTGACACTTCGATGAAGCAGATTCGCGGTGCTTGGGGAAATGTTCGCACAATTGAAGATGCGATGGCAATTCATGACGCCACACACAGAGATCCGGTCATCAACAAACGGTTGCAAGCATTTGGCATCACCGAGCAAATGGGTCGCCAACAGATTTTAGACGCTGCCCAAGACCCCGCCCGTTTTGCCGCGTTTGTGCAAAAAGCACAACTGGGTGCTGAAAAGTTCATGGAGATGAACAAGCCTGTTACCAGTGTTGGTCCAACAGGTATTGTGCAAACTCCGGGATTAGGTGGTGCTGCAACTATCGTACCCGGCACATCAGCGGCATTCCAGATGACGCCAGCACAAATTGCCGCCAACAAAATTGCGCAGCAGCAGCTTAGCGTGTCACAAGGCCAACTCAATTTGGCGCAGCAGAAATTTGCGTTTGAAAGGGCCAACCCCGGTTTTGAATTGCAACAAACTGAAGATGGTTCATTTGTCGGCATCAACAAACGCACATTGCAGGCAATTCCTGTCACGATGGGTGGTGCTACTCCAACAGCACCTGCGGCTGCTCCAACAGCACCGGGTGCCGGTATGCCCGGTCCACGGATGCCAGCACCAGCAACGCAAGTTATTCCCGGTATGACCAGTGTGCTGGATCAACCAGCACCTGTTGCCCCTGTTGCTCCCGGTTCTCCTGTAAAGGGTGCACCCAAGAACAAAGACATTTCCGTGTCTGAACAACAAGCCTCGTACAACATTGCGCGTGTGCTCAATGCTGCCGACGAAATCGGTAAGATTACAAAGAAAGACCCGAAGGCATTGGCTCCCGGTGCCATTGAAGCGGCGTTCAAATCAAGTGGACTTGAGGGTGCGGCCAACGTGGCTCGAAGCACAAATCGTCAAATCGTTAACGGCGCTCAACGTGATGCTTTGGATGCGCTGTTGTACTTAGCAACCGGTGCTGCGTACAACAAGGAGCAGTTGCAGGGCGCATTTGAAGCGTACATTCCATCGTACACTGACGACACGGGCACCCGTGAAGCCAAGCAAGCCCGCATGACCAGTTTGATTCAAGACGCAAAAATTCGCGCAGGTAAGGCGTGGACGCCTAAAATGGATGCGGCGATGACTTCTCTTACTGGCTCAACTGGGCCTGCTGCTGCGACTAACATTCCGGCACCTAAGGGTGTTGATTCTTCGCTTTGGAACGTGATGACACCCGAGGAGCGGAAACTATGG